GTAATTCTAATGTATCTAACATCGTCTTCATCGAATTGACCTGCTAAATAACTTTTTGATAAATCTGTTGAAGAAGCCGTAGAGAAACCTAATAAACCTGACTCAGTAGTTGAAACAGTTACTATTCTTTTAACAACTTCATTAACGCTAGAAATATCTAATGATCTCTCATTATTATAACTATTGTTGTTTAGTGTTATTTCTTCTTTGATAGTTGTTGTTAGTGTTGCCATATTTTAATCCTTACGGTGACGGAACGTTGACAGCTATACGTGGTTCACCATCTGTATAGTCATCTCTTCTTCGTCTCCCTATTTGTTCAGCACCAAACTTCTGTACTTCAGTTTGATACTTTTGTTCGTATAATTGTAACATATCCATCGGCCCTTTTAAATAACTAAATGCTTCGACTAGACATGCATATAAAAGTCCATTTCCAAAATTCGTGCTTAAATAAGTTGTAGTATTTGCTGAGCTTAATCCTAAAGGTCTAGCATTATAATGCAATTTATACATAAAAGCTGAGCTTGGAGTAGGGACAATTGTTATTCTACCTGATGAAGTTGAGCCAATTCCAGTAGCTCCACCATCAGACATAGCGTAATATTTAGGTGTACCAGTAGTAGTTTCTGCCGCATCATACTCTCTTAAGTAGCTAATATCTTTCTTTTCTAACCAGCTATTAGCACCAGTTGCAGCACTTGTAGATGTATAAACTTGTATTCCTCTAACGTACAAAGTTCCAGCTGGAACATGAACATTATCTTTTGAAGCAACTAAATTAGCAGTAACTTCTCTTCTGTCCGCATCAACTGGGACATCTCTAAAAATTCTTAATTCTGAATTATCTATAAATTGATCTGTAATAGTACTAGATAATACAGAAGTACCAACTTCGGTATAATTAGCAATCGCTGTTGTCAATGTTGAATATGTAAATCCCGCCATTATGCACTTAGGGTTGCTGGTCCTATTGAGACTGGAAACCCTCCTCCTTTAACACTTCCTGCTGTTGCAGTGTTTGTATCGACTGTAAAATAAAACCAGTTATCTGTTTTATTTGTATCTCTACTTCCACTAACATACTTACCTGTAGTAATAGCATAACCTGCTGCTTTTGCAATATTGGAACCTGCTATACCATCAAAGCTGCCTGGATTACCATAAGATCCTGCAGTTGTTGATGCTCCTCTAAATCTGTACGTTGATCCATTTGTTAATCCGTGATCTGGTGCATACACATTTATAATTCCTGATGAAGCCGCGTACGTGGTAAATGGATTATGAGGCAATAATTGTGCTACAGCATTTTCTGTTCTATCTGACCTTACATTCTCTAAACCTTGTGCATCTCCACCATGTGGTTTTGGTTCTAATTGTGGATGTTTTGGTTCAAATTCAGATTTATGAACTAACATTCCATTCCACTCTTTAACCATTTCATTATATGGAAAAGCCATTCCACTTCTATCTGATATTGCCTGTGATCTTTTTCCTCTTGCGTATGCCATTATATATTAGGGTAATAATTCTTCGGAGTTATATAAGTGCTTGCTGCAGATCCGTCTTCTGACAGGGCACGTGCCAATTCGTCTTCATAATAAAGTTTTAATTCTTGTGATCTTTGTGGTGTAAATTTTTGTGATAAATAAAAAGCTAATCCAGAAACTAAACAAGGCATAAATCTATAAGGAGCATTTGATGCATCTGTGTATGTTGCATCGAAATCTTCTAATCTTTTTACATAATAAATATGCATATCTTTAGAAGCTGCTGTTGAGTCTGGTGTTGGGTAAACTGTAATTGTAGTTTTATCTACAAATCTTTGTACAAAATATTGTGAAGGTGTACCTTTAGACAATTTACTTGATAGAGCAGAATAAGCTGATCTTGCTATTTTAGTCATTGAAGAATCAGATTGAGTTGTTTGTGTTCTATTCTGTCTATATGTTGCTTCTAATACATCAGCTACACCATAAACACTTGCTGGAGCAACTGTTGTAGAACTTGTACCATCACTACTTGCTCTGTAAAAAGTATATTCAGCTTGTCCTTCAATTAAATCAATATTAGTTCCAGCTACTTGCCAATAATGTAAACCTCTATTTCCCCATTCTTGAAATAAAAGATTTAAAGATCGTCTAGCTGTTTTTAATTGATAACCACTTACTGCTGAAATACCAAGTCTTTCGTAAGCTTCTTGTATAATTTCATCAACAGCAAATGTTTTGTCGAACGTTACTGTTCCAGAAGTAGTGTTAGCCATGCTCTACCTCCTTACGAATATAGTTTTCTAAATTCTGCTATAACCGTATACATGTTTCCAGAATCAGCTGCACCTGGAACCACAAAGTTAACATCACTTTGATTACTGTTAGATGATTTGTCAGTTTTAATTCCACCAAATTCTCTAAAGTCCCAATAGCCTGATCCTGTTAAACCAATTATTGGAATGTCACCATCTGAATCTTCTTCGTCTAAACGTGCGTATGAATCTCCACCATCACCGCCTTGACAAGAAAACCATAGTCTTTGTAA